TCCAGTACCGCGTTTGATATAGGAACTTGTGTGCATTCAATGGTGCTTGAGGATGGCGCCGGCATGATTCGTGGTCCAGAAAACCGACGCGGTAAGGCGTGGAGCGAGCCGCACGAAGAGGCGATGGCAAGTGGTAAAACACTTTTAACAGAAGGTGATTACGATTTATCGCGCAACATTGCCGACAGCGTCTTGTTTCACCCAGCAGGTCAGCGAATGGCCGGGGACACCACGATTAACGAGGCCAGCTTTTTTGCCACTGACCCAGAAACAGGGTTAAAAATCAAGTGCCGTCCCGACAGCTATTTAAAAAACCGAGGCATTGTTTACGATTTAAAAACGTGCCAAGACGCCAGCCCGTCTGGAGTAGCAAAAGATATGCAAGCCTACGGCTACGCCATTCAAGCTGCCTTTTATCTTTTTTGCATGCGCAAAGCTGACTTTAAAGCAGAGCAATTTATTTTTGTAAACGTTGAGAAATCTGGCGCTCATGCAGTGTCTGTAAACGTTTTATCACCAGAATATCTTGCTTGGGGTCAGGCAGAAATGCGCTCGACCTTAAACAAGATTGCAAAAGCCAACGAGGCCCAGAGGTGGGACACTGGTTGGTCAGATCAAGTTAATATTATTGATTTGCCACGATGGTTACAGCCCGTAACCGAATTTTAGATTAAGGAAAAAACAATGGCTAAAACAGATTTTCTGTCAATTATGGTGCGAGATGTCGAGCTTAAATGGCCTCGCTTAAACGCAACGTATCGTTTTAACACCGCTGAGAAACGCTCAGAAGAGTGTCCACCAAAGGCACAAGGCGCGGCATATTCGTGCGCTTGGGAGATGAATACCAACGACGCTGGTAAGCTGCACAAGCAACTGAAAGAGCATTTTGCAGCGTGCAAACCAGATCAAAAGTTTACAAAAGTGTTTGGTATGAAAAAGCTTGAAAACGGAAACATACAGTTTTCTGCCAAGCGCAATGGCGTCAACGGTCAGGGCGAATTGTCAAACGTGCCTGTTGTCATCGACGGCCAAAAGCAGCCGCTGGCTGACCGGGCGATTTGGACAGGCTCACGCGGCTCTCTGAAGGTCACGGCATACCCAGTGACCGATCCACAAGGTGACGCTGGCATATCTATGCTACTAGATATAACTCAGGTCACGCACGCTGTGTATGGCGGCTCTGGATTAGATGACTTTGACAACGTGACAACAACGATGTCAGGTGGCGAAGACGCTTCGTTAGACGATTTTGGCCCAGCAAAAGCCGCCGCCGATCCGTTTGCGGATATACCAGCGGCTACAAATAATGCTGATTTGGATGACGAAATACCGTTTTAAAATGAAAATGCCCGGTAGCTAGGAGGTTACCGGGCATCCACAAGGAAAAAACGAACATGATTGGAGAAGGTTCGATATGGACAGCGTAACAAAAACAAGCCAAATTGGCAAGCAGGGCATGCTCATAGCCAATGGTGCGCTTGATACACGCATAAACGACGCAAATGCTGAGTATGGCAGCATAAATTTAAAACACATTGCGAATTTAGTTGACGAACCGCAAAGTACCGAAAAAGCAGACGCGGCGTTCATAATACCATCGACATATCGCGCTCACGATGGCCGAAATCACGCAGCACAGCGCGAAAACGGTGAATACTGGATGTTAGGTGTTGACGTAGACGAAGGTGACCCATCGCTCACAGAATTGCGCTCAGCGGTTGAGAAAGTCACGGGTAATGCCAGCGCATTGTTTTATAGCTCAAGCGGCGCAACCGAGGATAACAGAAAGTGGCGTGTACTTATACCACTGGCAGAGCCGATTAAGGGCGATGAATACACCGACACACAGCTTGCACTTTTTGACTTAATGCAGCGCGAGGGCATCACATGCGACCCGGCACTTTCACGCACTGGTCAGCCTATTTACTTACCAAACGTGCCGCCAGCACGCCGGGATCACATGAATTTACCTGAATTTTACCACGGCGCACGCCACCGGGGGGACGGTTTACTGATTGCAAAAGAAAGTAGCATTTGGGCCAATGTAGTGTTTCGGCGTAAAAATGAAGAAATCGCAATGCAGCGGGCTGAAGCTGAGCGAGCATTACGCGCACAGCAGCGAGAAGAAAAGCGCGGGCAATATGACGGCACAGACCCGGTTGCAGAGTTCAACCAGCGCCACACAATTGCAGACCTGATGTTAAAATACGGATACGAGCGCCAAGGTAAGTCAGACAGCTACAGAAGCCCAATGCAGTCCAGTGGGTCACACGCAACAAAAGACTTTAAATCGCACTGGGTGTCTCTGTCTGGCTCTGACCGAGGCGTTGGCATTGGTCAAGTTACTGGCGAGTTTTGTTTCGGTGATGCTTTCGACTTATACTGTTATTTTGAACACGCTGGCAAAATGTCAGACGCTGTAAGGCAGTACGGCAAAGAACTTAGGCCAGAGCCAACAAAGATACGTGAGGCCATCGTAGAGGCCGCGCAGGACTTCCAAGACTTTGACACGGTAGCATTGCCAAAGACCGACGACATAAAGAGCAGCCTAATTATGCCCAACGCGGTCAAAAGTCCAATCTTTTGGCTAAAGGACGCGCAACCAGTGTTGACGTCATCCTACTTAATAAAAGGTTGGCTTGGCCGTGGCCAAATGTCAGTTATTTACGGGCCAAGTAACGTCGGCAAATCATTTTTCGCGCTTGACATGGCTTTTTGCATCTCAGCGGGCGTCGATTGGCAGGGCAACAAGGTTAAAGGCGGGCCAGTGTTATATCTAGCCACTGAGGGCGGCAACGCCTTCCAATCCCGCTGCGTGGCACTGCGAAAGCAGTATGGGATAACAGAAGCGCCACTTGCCATCAGACCATCGCCCGTAGACTTGTTGCGGCCAGAGGCTGACTTAGCGGGCATAATTGAACTGTGCAAAGTTATAGAGCAAAAGACGGGTGAGCCGATGGCGGCAATATTCGTCGACACACTCTCAAGGGCAATGGCTGGCGGAGACGAAAACGGGCCAACAGATATGACGTCGTTTATATCAAACTTAGACGTACTGCGCGACGTAACGGGCGCACATATGGATGTGGTGCATCACAGCGGTAAAGATGTGTCCAAAGGTGGTCGAGGGCATAGTTCGCTTAGAGCAGCCACCGACACAGAGATTGAGCTAGAAGTTGATCAGGGTGTACGCACGGCCACGGCGACCAAGCAACGTGACTTAGAGCCAAAGCAACCTTTTGTGTTTACGCTAAAGGTACACGAACTTGGCGTAGATGAAGACGACGACCCAGTTACAACGTGTACCATTGCACCAGCAGATCAGCAGCAGATTGACGACCTAAAACAGAAGCGTCCCAAGGGGGCAAATCAAAAAGCCATCGTGAGCGCGTTTAAGCAATTGCGTGGCGAGGGCATAGGTGGAGAGAACCCAACAGGGGCTGGCTGGCCTGAAAGTGGCAAGTTTTGGTGCATGGACGAAGGTGAGCTACGCAAGTTTACCATGGGCAAAATGACGTCAACTAACCCGTCAAGCGCCTACATAACGGCGCTAAATTCGATCATCTCAAGCGGATATATGATACAGAATGAGGGCAAAATATGGATTAGTGCTAAGGAAGGAAAGGTAAGTTGACCTACATATACCTACAGATTGCGGTATTGTTTAATTTCAATGGCTTACAGAGACGTTCTGTAGTTTCTGTAGGTTTATGTAGGTTAAAATGTACATTTGGATCAAACCTACAGAATATACAGATTGCCTATAGGGCATCTGTATATGTAGATCGGGAGAAGTTAAATGGTTAAAAAAGTGAACAAGAGGGCAATGGCTGATCGAGGCAAGTTTGATACTCAGAATACTGATTATGATAAGCCGTATGATTTCAGAGTGTCGGCGGCGGTTAATCCGTACAGTGCAAAGTCAGCGGCGTCGATTTCAGTTTGGGGTGATACGTTGGTGGAGAGTGTGCCGCCAGCTTACGCGCTGCGATACAGTGAGCTTCAGGCTGATCTGGATGTTGCCATGCGCGGCGGCGATTACCAACTATGCGCTTCGCTGGCGGCATCTCTGATTAAAGCAATCGACGTTATGGATGAGAAGGCTAGAGCCGACGGTTTTAAGCCGCCAGTTATTGATGGGCATATTGTGGCCTACGGTGATAAAGTGTATTGCTTTTTAGCCAGCGGCTCGGCTCAAGTTGTTAGACGTGTCAGGCCAAATTGGATTGTGTATCACATGACAGACGTGTGTGCCGTGATGGGTGTGCGAACGGATGAGATGATGAAGGCGGTGGTCAATGAGTTTCCAGCCGCAAAAATCAAAAGCGTTAAGATGATTGACGATGAATTTAGTTTTGGGAAATAGGAAAAGTTATGGACGAAGAAATGAAAACACGGTCAAAGATTTTGGCAGAGGCTGAAGAGATTATTAATGGTGAGCGTGCTGTGGACTACGGGGACGCCAAGGAAAGCTTTCAAACCATCTCTCGCATGTGGTCGGCATATATCGGAATAGATGTCAGTAGTGCTGACGTGTGTCACATGATGACGTTGTTAAAGATAGCCAGGTTGCGCAGAGGGCCGCATAGAGATAGCTCTATAGATGCGTGCGGCTACATGGCGCTCAGTGTGGAATGTGACGAAGGCTGATTGAGGCTCTTGCTCCGAGCCTGACAAGGCCATACAATTCTCACGTGGGTGTTCTTCTCCCTGACCCGCGCAACTGGTCACGCACATTTAAATGTGTGTGGCCTT